ATGAAAGAACAAAAGATCCAACGATTGGTCCGCTCGCTGGGTATTGGTGCAACTTACCGGGGATACCGCTATCTTAATTATGGTATTCAACTATGTATGCAAGATGAAAATTATCTTCTGTCCGTCAGCAAACTGCTCTATCCTCAGATAGCCAAAGAATATCAGGCTACAAGCAGCAGTGTGGAACGGGATATTCGTACTGTCATCAACGTCTGTTGGGAGAAAGGGAACCGGCAGCTCCTTAAGGAGATATCCCTGCGCCCATTATATGCCAGGCCGACGTCTAGTGTATTTCTGGATATACTGGTCGACTATCTGAGAGATCGCTGCACGGATAAAAAGTAGCACAACAGCTCAGCAGAACTTTCCTTTACCCTCAGTGACGGGCTGGAATAAGACGAAAGTATGTCTTTGCCAGCCTGCTTTTTATACAATGGAGCCATATTCACTCTTTCTTTCTGACTTCTTAAGATGGGCTTAATTAAATCAACGCATTTTCAAGGTATTTTCGTAATATTTGTTGCTAACGTGTTACTAACCGTTCACAATTTAACTTATTCATATAGCACCATATCTCTGCAAATAAATGCTAAAAGCCAAGGCGTTACCCTTGGCTTTTGCTATAGCATTTCCTATTACTTGTACGATTTATTATGTAATCTACACTCGTGTCAAAATAATCTGCCATCGCACATAAAATATCTATGTCCGGCAGTCTCTTGCCCATCTCCCAACCCGCAACCGTGCTTCTTTCCACATATAGTTTTTCTGCCAGCTGCTCTTGAGTAAGTCCGGCTTCTTCTCTCAGTAACCTTATCCTATTCACGCATAACACCCCTTCTTATATTTTAAATGCTATGCTGCATTTTTACCACGAGAATAATTTTCCAGTACATTATTGTAATGAAAGAATTACAATTATCTATATGGAGGAATACTTAATGTACGGTAATAAGAAAAAAAGACGTGCTATAATAGTTCTTATAACAATTCTAATAATGTATATATCGTATGATAGTTTACAGGATTATAAAGTATATAGTAGCTTTAATAGCACCTCTGGTGACTACAGAGAGACTGAAATTAAAATTGTCGTTTACAAGGTGCATAAAATATCTCACCTCTATCAGGATATTGCAGAAAAGCATAACAAATTGAACGGCACACCGGATAAACTAACCCTTCAATTATATTTTTCCGAAAGAGCTATCAAACAGGGGCGCGTATATCGCACAATCATATTCGACTACATAAAATAATTGCATCGGTTCTCAGCTCGGAGGATAAAATATGAAGGAAAAATGGAAACCTGGAGACGAATGTTACATCGTTGAAAATAACATGCATATTAGGCCCGCCACTGTAGTCAGAAGCAGCGGCGGGTTCTGCACGCTTCGTCTCGGTAACGGAAAGGGGATACGGGTCAGGGAGAGCCGGCTTTACTGGACGCCAGAAGAGGCGGGGATGCATGTGCGGTATCGTGGTGTGCCGCGACGGACGCATTATGATTATGAATAATATATAAACCTTTGTTCTGCCTATATCGTACTCTCGCAATTATTCCCCATATTTTGTATATTAGATTATTTATTGATATTCTTCTGTAGCTTTTCCCATCGCTCAGGATATTCATTTCTGTACCAGTTTATAAAATTTCCGTATATGTTTTTTTCTGCCTCTTTTCTTGCATTGACTGCGTCTTCCTTCTTTTCATATGACCCAAGGTGATATTGTTTTCTCTTAAAATTAATGTATGCTCTATATTTCCCCGTTTTATGGGAGTATGATATTCCCGTTGCCCCGGTAGAGCTATTCTTGTTTACCGAACGCCTCCCGTCTATGGTCAACACGTTCGTACCGTCTACAGAAGCAATTTTTGAAATTTCATGTCCACGTTTTAGATTGTTAATATTACAATTAGCGCAACGTTTTGCTTGTCCATTAGTAATTCTCGCCAATGGTATCGTGGTCATACTTCCGCAATTTAAACACTCTGTCAGCATGATAATCTGATTATTTTTATCAATTCCATTATACGAAACAATTTTAATATATGAATATGTTTTTCCGACAAAAGTGTTGGCCCATTCTATTCTTTTCTTCAAGCGTTCTTCTTCTCTGCATTCTACGCATCCAGCATCTTTATATTTCAAAATCTGCTCCCCTTTATAGATGAATGTTTTGTCACATCTCCCACACTTGCACAGCCATTTTTTACAACCTCTTCGGGAAACATCTTTAACATCTGACACTACTTTTATTATTCCGTAAGTCTCTCCCGCAACTATCTTTACTTGTTTTTTCCGCAATGTTATTCCTCATTCTCCTGTTAAGCGTTTCCATCGTAACGGCATAGGCGAGTAACTTCCTGACGTGCTCCGCTGGCTCCCTTTCGCCATATTCCCACTGTTTTAGCGTCCTCGCTGGAATATTGTAAGTTCTTATCATATCAGCCTGTGATATCCCTAGCATTTCCCTCAATCCTTTGAAATCCGAACGTGCGGCTTCGTATGTCGTCCTTAAGACATCTATAACTTCATCGACATCATCGACATCATCACCCATCCAGTCCTGCCATCCCCTCTCTGCAATATACATGTCGAGGTCCTTCTCCCGCTCCACCTCATTATACAATCGTACGAATGTCGAATAATTAATATACATAATCTTTTACCTCCAATCTTTTTACCTTATTCTTCTAACTACTTCTGCGCCCGTCATAATTATTTCCCCCTCGTCTTCGCCCCATTCATAACCCCAGCTGCTATCTATTTTCACCAGATAGATATGTGGATAAGAATAATTTGCTGAAAGTGCCTTATTATAATTATCAAGTTCTCCACACTCGGCTTCTAAAGTTCCGTCTAAATAATCGAGGAAATCTTTTTCATCAGAAACGTAGATTGCACATGTTCCAGAAAGTTCTTCACCTTCATGTCCTTGGATATCATAAGAATGACTATCACCTATCTCTTCGCCAGTTTCAAATTCTCTATCATCAAATCTTATTCCCCATATCGCGCTCATTATATTTTCCTCCGTTCTTTATCTTAATTATATTATAGTGCTCATTGAGCACTATGTCAATAGTTTTTTATAAAAAGTTCAAAAAAATAGCCCCGGAGTTTTTACGCTCCGAGGTTCTGTTATTACTATATTACTGCCTATTGCACCATTCCTGCAGTTTCTTGATGCACGGAGATGGACCGCTGAAGCATCCGTCCTGGACGCATCCAAGCCATTTCTGGATAGCCTTTATGGTCGCCGGTCCGATATGTCCATCCTGCTTGGCGCCGACCTTCTTCTGTATCGCTTTGATAAGCGGGCTGTATCCTGACGGATTAGATATCCATTTCCAGCCGCCGTCCAGCCCAGGGTTCTTATCTCTGTAGCACAGGAACTGGTTCGACACCACGCCGTCGACAGTGGTTCCGAATATCTGCTGCAGCCTGGTCGTCAGCTTCGGCCCCCACCAGCCATCCTCTTTCAATATCGTCTTGTCGCCGTCTCCTTCAGACGGTGTGGTCGTGACCGACACGCTGCCTGAAGCTCCGGCGATGTCCGAAAATGGGAAATTTGTTCCGGGGCATGAGGTAGCGCATACATCGCAATGCCGCTGTACTATGCCGATGCCATACTTATTCTTAAGATATGCAACGAGCTCCTTCCCTGCCGCCTTCTGCGTTGCAGGCATTGTCTCGGTCATGTACGTTCCCTCGAAGCAGATTCCGATAGAATCCGAGTTGCTACCGGATGCATGCGCACCTACTGTCCCCTCCGGCCGGCCACGATATACGGAGCCGTCTTTCCGCACGAAGAAGTGGTAGCCTATGCCTGCCCATCCGTTATTCTTATGCCAACGGTGGACGTCCTGTACTGTACAGCTCGACGCCTCTGCGTGGTGCAGGATGATACGTCTAGTCCTGCTCCTTCTGCTCATGCTTCCAAAAGATAGATTTGATTCTATGATTTTCATGTATTTTTCTCCTTCCATTTAAAAGAGAGCCTGTTTCCAAGCTCTCGTTAATACATTACTTCCAACGCCCTTCAGCCACCCAATGGAAGCTGACCCCTGCTATTGACTCTCCATTGTGCTGGCGTGTATAAACATACGAATATGAGGGTTTAATTGGTTGCACACTGCACAAGAATGCGATATATGCAGGTGAATAATACTCTGCCGTAGCCACTATGTGATACTTATCATCTACAAATGAAATAGGGAATGTTATAGTGGCAAATGCTTGGCTTAAAGATGTTCCTTTTCCATACATCCTTAACCTTCCATCCGACCATTTTTCATAGGTTATACCATTTTTAATACCAGAATCGACAAGATAAGCGGATGATTTATCACGTAAATCTCTAACCGCATCCATCAATTCTTTCCCCTGTCTTGCATCTAGCGCATAGCCCTCTTCCGTCGTCTCAAGATTGTTGGCGATATTCACCGGGCCTGCCGGGCCCTGCTCCCCTTTATCACCTTTCGGGCCCTGGATTCCCTGTAGTCCTTGCGGACCTGCAGCACCAGTATCACCTCTATCGCCTTTTGGGCCCTGTGGGCCAGCAATTCCTGGATCGCCTTTGGGACCTGTGGCTCCCGTCGGTCCCTGCGGGCCGGCAGTACCAGTGTCACCTTTCGGGCCAGTGGCTCCCTGTGGGCCGGTGGCTCCGGTCGGACCTTGTGGCCCTGTCAATCCCTGGGGGCCGGTCAGTCCCTGCGGACCCGTGGTGCCGGTGGCTCCCTGCGGACCAGCTGGGCCTGCCTCTCCTTTTTCACCCCTATCGCCTTTCGGACCAGTGGCCGGAACCTGCGTGTCAGATTCCCCTATGTACCAGTTGCCGTTAGCTCCGATGTGCGGCGTGATGCCATCGTCCCCTCTTGCCTTGACCCCCGTGTCGTAACCGTTGATATACCAGTTTCCGTTCTCACCGATGTAGATTTCCGGTATGAAGCTTGTTGTCTCTTCCATAAATATATGTCCTCCTTGTTATTTGATAGCTGTATCCTATCAAATGGAATGGGGACATGGAGGGACAACGCAGATAATTATTCCTGCTTTTCTATCTCCGGCAACCCTGCCAGGCTGTTCAGCAGGGACAGCACTCCGGCCAGCACCGATGCAGATATGACATACTTGATATCTACCTGGCTCATTACCGCCGCCGTGCCTATGCCGGCAATCGCTGCCTGTGCCACGGTCTTGATTGCTCTCATGCCTGCCTTCTTGCCCCATTCAATCCAATATGTTTTGTTCTTCATTCTCCTTCTCCTTTCATTGAATCATAGTTAACAAGTAAATAAGGCCGCCTGCTACGGCGGTCCCCAATGCCCCCAGGAAGGCGTTGAATATAGCTTTTGTAGAATCCTTCCACCTCTTTGCCGGCTCCTGTTCAAGCTGCTCCAGACGTGCCCCCTGGTCCTTCTGCTCTTCCATCATCGTACGCATGTTCAAGGCCAGCTCCTTTACCGATATGACCAGCTCCTGTATGGTCTTGGTCTGCTCCTCCTGGTCCTTCATCCGATGCTTTAGAGAGCCAATCTCATGTTCATGGCCTTCAAGTTTAACTGCAATCTGCTCTTCTGTCACATCATGCTACCTCTCTTTCTGTACAATTCTGCTTCTACATCTTCCCTCCACCGTGCCGGCACGCCTTCAAGCGTCATCTTATCCGTTTCAATCCGATGTACATAGAACGCTACCATATCACTCACCTCCTGCCACTATGACGGCCAGCTCTTCGATTGCTCCGTCCTGGATTTCCTGCCCTGCTTCCAGTTCAGCTATGCGTTGCATGAGCGTCTTCTCCGGTTCCGGTTGCGGAATCTCCGGGTACACGCTGCCATCGTCTGAAAACTGCAGCCCTCCTTCAACCTTGCGGTAGACCGTCTTATACGCGGCATAGTCGCCAAGCAGCGTAATGCCGTCATGTCGGTACAGCTCGAACCCGGCCAGCTTCTCCGGAACCTCCCCCAGTACCTGTACCACGTTGCCGGAAATCCTCGAAAATTCCACCTCATATGGTGTTTTCAATTTTTTATACTTTAGTATGAGCAATTTAAACCCCTCCTTTCGGGTATAAAAATAAGAGCCTCACGGCTCTTGGTCTACGGGTTACATTTCATCACTAAATAGCAAAACTATAGATTAGAATCCAAAGATACGGCATTCCAATGTACCTTTACAGCATGATTGGCCGATGACGTATACAAAAATAAGTCAGCTTTTTTATTTGTTACACTCTTTATTGTTATTTTGTCGGCTGTAACCTGCCCTGTTTCTATTTGACATGTAAAAGCTGGAATATTGATAAAATTCTTATTGAAAGTAATCGTAAATGTAATCGCACTATTTAGCACTGCTGTAACGGACGCTGTGCCGCCATCGTACATATTGCTTAATTTGCTATTTAGCTCTGCAAGTGCAGCAGCATTTGCGTCTGCCTTGGCAGTATTTGCTGTTATCTTTTCAGTCAGCTCGGCCACCTTCTGCGTTATCGTAGTCCTTACCGATGTTATCAGCCGGCTTACCCCATGTGCTCCGGCCGGAATCCCGTCCTGGGTGGTCGCCCATATCTCATCAGCACCGTCGATGACGGAGCCCTTGAACGCTTCCAGGGCTGCCGCATCCTCCGAAATCTTTGTTTCAGTCGTCGAGGCCCATTCGTCAATTCTCTCAAAATTTGTTCCCATGCCCGTATTTACGTTTACCGGAGTGCTTCCTGTTATCGTCTTAAGTTTCAAGAAATCTGTTGTTCCCATCTCAATTACCTCCTGTTAATAGTGCCTTCGCACGGATGTCAAATTCAAACGCTGGTATATTCTTGGCGTCCAGCTCATCCGCCGTAATTTCCAAAGCATCAAGCTCATCTGCTGTAATCGGGCTACCGAACATTGCAATGGTATGCTGCCATATATTATTGATAGTTTCTTGCGTGGTCTTTCGTTCCCCGTCCGTCGGGTCGTAGATAATACTGTACCCTGTCGCAGCCTCTATCGCCCTCTGCGTCGCGTCCTCGCACAGGTGGGTCTGCTTCACGCTCGCATCCGTAGCGTTCCGGCAGGCGGACTCTATTTCGGTGTAGGACCTGCATAGGTTGTCTACCCTGTCGCCCTCTGCCTTCGCATAGGCTGCCTGCTTGCCAGCCTCGTCCCCCTGGACGCCGGCATAGTCGCCTTTCCCTTTCGCGTAGTCCCCCTGGTTCTTTGCATAGTTCCCCTGAGCCTCCGCATAGTTCCCTTTCTCGACCGCGGCGTCGAGCTCCTCCATCGCCTCGATGCACACGGTCTCCGCGATATCCGCATAGGCATCCCGGACATCCTCGCCGTAGATGGCGGCCCGGAAGGCCTGTATCTGCTCTGTTATCTTTTCTCTCATTGTCAACTTGCTCCACCTCCTTCGAGTGCCTCGAGCCGGGACAGTATCCCATCTATCGCCTGTTGCTGCTGCGTATATTTAGCCTGCAGGGCATTTATGGTCTGCCCGTTTGTAGCCAACTTGTCTTGGATATCAATCAGCTTTGACTGCACGTCCGAAGCGCTGCCCTCCAGCACCTGCACCTTGCCGTCGATGGTCGTCACCGCCTGCTTCGTGCTGTCGACCTCCTGCGATATGGTGCTCACGCTTGCCTTGAGCTCTTCCACGCCCTGTGCCGCGTCCTTCTGCTTCTCGATTGCCTTCTGCAGCGCCGCCTGCTTCTCGGTCAGGGACTGAATCGTATCCCCCAGGACTATCCTGTCATTGGCCGGATCCAGAAGGTCGTACTCTCGCTTCGTCACCATCATGTAGCGTTCAATGCCATGCGGGGACGACACGACCCGGACCATATCTCCAAGCCTTATCCTGTCGATATCGACATCGACGAGGTGCAGGTCGACAGCGGTAAGCTCAATCGTCAGGGCAAGATTCCGCATGTTCCTTAAATGCTCCTGCCCCTTCGTCTTCAGGTTCGCCGGCACCGTCACGTCTGGCCACTCGTTCGTTCCGACAATCCTGCCGTATAGCGGGATTGCCTCCGCATCCTCGAGGTAGTCCCTGCCTCCGTTGACCGAGGCGATGGTCAGCTTCGCACCCTCTTTCGCCCCTTCCGGTGCCTTGCCGAGCGGAATCAGTACCGTTATGATATCTTCCGCACTTATATGCTCCGTCAGGTCAAGTATATTTTCCCCGAACCTGATGGTCTGCAGAGATGTCCTTCCATAGCTTTCCAGATAGTCAAGATATCTGATATCCCCTTCATGCCTCACGACAAGATATCCGCCATTGCTGTCTACCAGCTTATTCATAATCGTATCAAGCGTGTTCGTATACTGATTATCCTCTCTGGCATCATAATTCATCGACTGCTTTTCGACGGTACCCAGAGCGAAGTGCTTGGCAGGCTCCACCTGGCTGTTATGCTGGTTAAGTTTGTCTTGCAAGTAGCTGCGTGGCGTCAGGTTATGGTACTCCTTCGGCCGCTGTATGCTGTCAAGCAGATAGCCAAGCTCCCCCTCGCATGTAACCGTTACAGTACCATAGAGGTCATGCTCTGTAAGCAGAGGGCGGCCAGAATATAGGAGCAGGCCGTCATCATACGCTTCAATAACAGATGTCAGCTTTTTTATGTCTGGAAGCGACGGATGCGTCGCCGGAAGGGAAAGCACGAGGCTACCACTTTTATTCACCTCCAGCGAAACCTTGCCGCTTATTATGGTCAGCTCCGGCGCCCGAGGGTCATACAGCAGTTTCCCGTCACAGTAAATCTTATACATCACAGCCTCCCTCCCCTATAGTCAACGCTGACTGTCCCGCTTCCCGTAAAGGTCAGGACATGTTCGCCTTCACCAAGCTGCAGATCCAGGATCTTGCTCCGGCCTACGGGTAGGTTGTATGTCTGACCTGCATATTCAAGCTCAAGAGCCTCCGAGCATTCAAAGACCGGGACGACCTTCTTGCGCCGCCCCGGAATCATCAGTACCATTGTGCCATTCACCTGCAGATCCAGATAATTTCTGATTATCCCATCTTCAAAGCAGAAGTCACTCCACACCCATTTCTCGATGCCGGAATAACGTTCCAGCTTATAAGGCTCGGCCTCAACCATGATGGCGAAATGTTCAGCGCCCTTGAAGTCCTTATCTGTTTCCGCTTTCATACGCCCATCATAAAAATAGCCTCTGTCGCTATCCAGGATGATTCGCCTCCGCTGGCCGTGGCAGTAATCAAGTATGTCCGAATACTTCACGTGCCAGCGTGCAAATTCTTTTTCTCGCCGGATGAATTCCATCTTTATCTCACGGTTTCCATAGTTTGCTTCACCTGTGAGAGCTTCGCTCAAGTCGAGGTCGCCATCCCGTCCCGGTACGGATACAAGATATGTCTTCCGTTCAGGATCCGCAATCTCTATCCTGGTACAAACCAGGCCCCAATCCCTATATGTATGCTTTTCCCCGATTATCACGCCAAATTCAAACATTATACATACCTCTCTTTCAACGGAGCCTGGTCTCCTAGCCGTCTGTCGACATACACTGCAGATGCATTCCCAACATCTTTTGCAGATACAAGAGCATTTACCTGTATCCTCAGTTCGGACACGGCCTCCTTCATGCCTGCTATGAGATAATCATAGTCGAACTGGGAATCCTGCTCTCTCTTGATATCGATGGCATATCTGTTTCTTCCATTGCCGGAACGGACATTGGCTGTAAAATCAGATATCGTATCCAGCTCCATCGCCTTTGCCAGTACTTCGCTTGCCTTCTCGACGTCAGGTATCATGTTCAGGAGTCCTATTTCTGCTCCTTTGCCGGCGAATTCGCCTATCCTTGTCGTCACCCTGGAAGGGGAATTGATCTGTAACGCTTTGCGCATCGTCTCTTCCACCTTGTTTGCCAGCTTTTCCGCTGCTGAGACGGCTTCACCTGACCCGGCACGTATGCCCCTTGCCAAGCCGAGCGAGGCGAAATACCCGCTGTAGTAGAATCCCGAAGAGAGGCTTTCCAAGGCAGAAAGCATATCAGCAGAGCCTCTTGCCGTGCTTGCTTTTGCAGATTTCATTCCGCTTTCTATGACACGTACGAAGCGTTGCATGCCTGACGTAACCGTCAGCTGTACTGTCCGCATATTCGCACGGACCGATGCATCCATCGCCCGCATCCCGGCGTTGGTAGCAGCTACGTTTCCTTGCATTCCTGATGACACTGCACGGTTCCCCGCCTGCATCCCTGCGGTAATGGCCATCGCAGTCTGATTCATGCTTGCCTTTGCCGCCAACGGTATCCTGTTGAATGCTGCTACCGATACTTTCGTCGTGCCGTTCAACGCCTTATTCATTGCTGCAACTGCCGACTGTCCAGCGGATGCCATGATAGTATTCATGGATGAGTTTAATGTGCCTGACTGGCTTTGCAACCCTAATATGTAACCTTGTATTGTAAAGGCTCCATACTGCTGGAACACCGTGGATGGTGAATGTATGCCAAGCGAGTCCTGCGTTCCAGATTTAATTGTTTCACCTAGTTCAGAAGATGCATTGCCTGCCTGTGTACTATTCTCTGAGATACTATTTGTTACCGTATCCGTTATGTTCTTTCCAATGCTCCCAAAGTCAGCCGCCGCTACCTGTTCCCTTAACGATTGTTCTGTCTGAGTAACCAGGTCCATGACCCCTTGCGGTACATCTGACGTATCGAACGCTGTTTTAAGAGCGGTTGTGGCTGTTTCTCCGCCGTTCGCAAAAGCATCGGATAGCTGCTGCAGCTCCGTATCCGAAGCCTGTACCATCGCATTCACGTATCCTGCCGATTCAGGTCCTGCCTGCCGTAGCTGCTCGAGCAGCCCTTCGTCTACACCTCTCTCGGCCAATATTGCTATGTTATCCGCCCAGCTGGCGATGACCCTCTGGTTCTCCTGCAGGTTCGCCGTCATTTCCGCGACAGATATGTCAGATTTGTCGGAAAGGACATCGAACATGTTCGTCGCCTGCTCCTGATAGCCCTGCCATGTCTCCGTCAGGCTCTGCACAGCTGCCTGCTGGCTCTCAGAGAGCTGTTCCATCGTCAGTATCTGCGACTGTGCGCTGCCATTTACCGCTGCGGCCTGCGCCTGCTGGCTCTCTACCATCACATTCTTCAGATGCTCTTCTGACGCCGACAGCTCCTTCTTCTTGCTGTTCAGCTTTTCTTCCTGCTCGTTCATTTCAACGGTAGCGTCATTATACTGTTTCATTGCTGCGGGGCCATCATTGTTCAAAGTCTGCCATTCTTTCTCGAACGCATTCCTCGTCTCCTGGAGGGCAGCCTGTTCTTCCTCAATTTTTATCTGCTCTTTGGCCACTTCAAGATATCTTTCCCTTGCAGCCTGTGCTCTTGCTTCTATCTCGTATGCTTCGGCTTTTTCCACCAGGGCATCTGCCGACATGCTCAGAGCATCTGCTTCTTCATTATAAGAAAGGTTCAGCCCATCCATTGATGAGTTAAGGCTTTCGACATACGCTTTAAGCTCGGCCTTGTCTTGTGCGCTTTTGTTTTCCTTTCCGGAAAGCTGTGCTATGTTGGATGCCAGCTCCTTATTTGCCCTTGCGCTGGCTTCTATATCTGATGTGTTATCCTTATAGGCATCGCTTGAAGATTCCAGCGATTCTATGAGCTTCTTAGATGATTCAATAGCTTCATCTTTCGTTTTCAAAGCATCTTGGGCCGTTGTATCCAGCTTGTTTATTGCTTTTGTTACGCCTACCATAACAGCAGTTAAGGCAGTGACACCCGCTATAGCCAAACCTGTTTTTCCAGCCGACGTAGCCATATTCCACGCTGTCTGTGCTGCTGTAGCGGCGTTCAATTCTCCAGTAAGTATACCCAAAACAACAGTCTTTGCAATCGTAAGCATGCTGCTCTTCGCCTGTACGATGTTTCCTGCCTTGGTTGCCACCGTCTGGGCGGCTTCAGCCTGAGTCCCTAATGCAGAAGCGATGGCCTCGCCTTTATCTGCATTGGCTTTCGCTACGGATGCCCCTACAGCCGCCTTATCTGCATTCGATTTCGCCTTGGTTGCCGCGGCATCCAACGCCTCCGCCTTTGCGCTTAGCTCGGAAGAGGAAGCACCGTATTTTGCAGCTTGGGCTTTTGCCCTCTCTACCGCCAGAGCTTTCTTATCCACAGCCTCCCTCGCCTTTGTAACCGCTGCCGCAGCCTTATCCTGAACGGACTTCGATTTTGTCGCTGCTGCAGCTACTGCCTCTTCTTTTGCCTTGAGCTTTAGCGTAGCATTTGCCAACTGCTCCTCGGCGTTCCTGACCTTCGTTTCTGCGGCCGCTGCCTTCTCTGCCGTTGTCTTCATTTTCGCCGCCGAGGCAGACATTCGTTCGGCTGCCGTCTTCGACTTCAATGCTTTCGTCGATGCATCCCTTGCCTTCGCGCCAAGCCTTTCCGCCACTTCTGACGCTCTTGTAGCCTTTTCGCTTGCCTGCGTAGCCGTGGCCGCCAGCTGTTCTGCATTACGGAAAGCATCGATCGTAACTTTAGCCCCATCCATCGCCGTTTTTAACTTCATGTACTGGTCTTGGACTGCCATAGCGGCCTTGAATGCAAGGAATCCAGCGCCTGCCATCGCAAGAGAAGGGCCTAAGACATCAATAGCCTGCACGGCGATTCCTGCACCTTTAGCCAGACCGTTGAAAAAGCCGTCTACCACCGTCTTTACTGATTCAATCTTTCCCTGTATGGAAGAGCCATCTATCCTTTTCAGCGTATCATCTACGGACTGGATTACATTTGTCATGCCACGGGTTATGGAAATCCCGACATTTGTAAACGCCGTTCCAATTCCAGCAGACGCAGTCCTGGCCCTCTCAGCAAAACCGTTTACGCCTCCATCCAGTTCGACCAGCTTATCGTTTAGCTGGCTAAAGGTAATCTCGCCAGACTGGAGTGCGTTGTAAAGGTCATTCTGTGCCGACTCACCGGCAAATCCGAAGGCTTCTGCCAGCTCATAGAGTGCAGGCCCCATAGTTTCTTGAAGGGTTCGCCATGACTGCATGTCAACCGTACCCTTTGACAGCATCTGCGTATACTGTACCAATCCTCTTTCCGCGTCTGCCGTCGCTGACCCAGATGCAAGGAAGGCATTGTTCAAGGCAAGTGACGTATCTGTTGCTTTGCCCAGATCATTAGTCAGGAGCGCTATCTTCTGCGTGGATGACGTAATCCCGTCAAGTGACGTGGGCAGACCCTGGATTCCTTCTGACAGTTTATCAATTGACTTGGTGGATTCCTGGGTGCTGAACCCAAGCTGCTCCATTACCCTTGGGAACCGGTTCATGGTATCGAACCGGTCGATGGCATCGCCTAATGAATTCTTCAGAGCATTGCCGGCGACGCTGAGCGCTTTGAAGACTCCGATTCCTTTTGCTATATCTAATATGCCTTTTGATGCTTTCTGGCTTCTTTCATCTATGGCAACTAGGGAATCAGCAGCACTGTGCATCTTGCTGGTAAAGCCCCGGTCAGCCACGCTTAGAACCGCCTGGACGCTATATGTCTCCATAACATTTCTGCCTCCTTTCGTAATCCTGCACTTTGACGGCAATCCTCTTAAGGCGGTCCTCCTGCACCTTATCCCTGCATCCGCCCGTCACCTCTTCGATACGTTTCTCATAGTCGAAAAACTGCTTGAACGTCTTAAAAACCGGAACAGCCTTATCCTTGCCCTGCCTCTTTGTCGCCTGCACGTTATGGTTCGCCCATGCCTGAAGATGGATTTCATATTCCCTATCTATCTGCCTCAGACGATGAGCCTTCATCCGCATGCCATACTCATACAAGGTCATGCGGTCAATCTCATTGAAATCTGCCATGCCGAGATACCGGAGGCAGTCCAATACGATATGCTCATAAGTTTCCTGCGAGCTTTCTATCCTTTCAGCCCTTCTTCCACTTCCTTCAGCTCCTTTTCCATTTCCTGGAGCTTTCTCTTGCAGGCATTTGACTTTTTTAGCTCATCGATTACCTCGCTAAATACTGCGTCGATATCTTCCGCTCTATCGATGAAGTCATCAATTTCCTGCATGCTCGGCCGGCGCTTGTCCATCCGTGCCGTTCCCATATGGATGAATTCAGCCAGCGTCACTACATCTCCGACCAGAAGCAGCGGAATCTTGATTTCCAGCCCGTTGCCGAACTTCATGCCGGACTTGCTCTGGACGAAATACTTCTTGTCAAGGTCTCTGATAAACCCGATTCCAAAGTTAAGTTCGCATTCTTTCCCGTTTATATCTAATGTCATCATCTTCATCCTTTCTTAATGGAGGGTAGGAGGAAGTCATCCTCCTATCCCGTTCTTAGGCGCCTGCGTCTGGTGCTGGTGTTGGCGCTACCGCTTCCGTATCCCTGAATACATACTGTATCTCCTTGATATCCGCATCCGGCACCGTCACAAGGCCATCCTGCAGCTCGCCGTCCACGTTGAATGTCGTGGAGAACTGTGCCGCTTCCTCGACATTTGCCGGGTCCTCCCACTCCGAAAGCAGGCCCTGTCCATATTTCGCCGGGTATTTGCCATCCGTCGGCTCTGCTCCAAGGTCTATCTCCCATACCTCCAGAACCTCCTGCTTCAGCACTGCCTGCCTGAGCATGTTGTTGACGGCGTCCCTGGTAGAGACTGCTGTCATTTCGATTGTCGTGGTAAGGCCGCCGCTGTAGTTGATTGGCCCGTCCTTCGTCATCTGGGAGTCCGTGTTGGCCTCGTACTTGATCGTATGCTCCACCTGGAGGGCCAGCCTTGCCGCGCCTTCTTTCGTTGCATCCGCCAGCCTCCTGAACTTCAATATCTTGTCCTTTCCTAAAATAGGTTTTTCCATGTCATATCCTCCTGACTTAATAAAATTTAAACTCCACTTCAAGAATACCGTGAAGGAGAGGTTCTTTTGTCGTGTTATCCGGCAGTATCCGCTGGCTTACGTTCTTCAGCAGCCAGGTGAAATTATCCGTGTCCCTCATCCTGCGGCAAATGTTCTTGATGCCGAGCAGCATTTCCGACACCGTCCCCCGGTTCTTCGGCGTATTGCTCCAGACATGGATGGTCTGGTATACGTTCCCGAATACGGCTGACTTGTTGGCCACATCCGTCTGCTGGCTGTCGGCCAGATAGACGAAGGGGTATGGCGTACCCTCTGGCGGTAAAAATCCGTCATATACGTCATACCCCTCTGCCTTGATTCTTATTAAGAGTTCCGTAAAAAGCTCCTGCTGTGGGTCCATCTCATCACCTCGCAAGTTTTCCCATGTCGCTCTTGAACTGCTCTTTCTGCTCCCAGAATGCGGGTCCCACATAGGGCTGCGCTGCCATGAACCGCGTACCGAACTCCGGATACGGTGCATATTCTGCCACCGGCGCCACTGTAGCAGTCCGTCCTCCATCTGATATCTCCATGCCGATGCTTCTTTTCAATGTACCGGTATCTACCGGCGCATTCCTCTGAGCCTTTGCCTGCAGCTCTGCACCGTTCTGGTGCACTATGCGTCTGACAGAGCTTAAATCGGCATTCCTTTTCAGCGCTGCCCGCAGCTCGCCTGCACCTGTAATCTTAACTCCCATCACTGCACCTCACTTGCTACAAATGTTTTTCCGCCTCTGCTGAAGTCCACCTTGTATGTCCTGCTGCCTATCCGGATACGGTCGAACGATTCCGTATAGGGCCTTTGCAGTCGGATTGTGAGGATTCCCTGCCTCAATTCTCCATACAGGAGATGCAAGGTTTCCACTCCTGAATCTGTCACGTTAGCCCATTTCTGTGCCTCATGGACGGCATCCGCTTCGTAATTGCCGGTATCCGGATCATACGCTCCGGCTTCTATCTTCTGGAAGAAGACAGGCGTGTCATACCTCATAGGAATCTCAGCCTCCCCTTCGTTGCATCCTTCTGGCTGTCAAGGAATGCCTGTATCTCTTCCCTGAACCCCGAAAAGTCGTCATCGCTGAAGCTGATGCTCTCCCCCTCGACTCCCTGGCTCTTCATGCCCTCGGAGCCGATTCGGTTGAACCGGATGATGGACACGTCGATGACGATGTAATCCATCTCATCAGGCGGTTCGATTCCGCCAAGGAGGAGCTTCAGCCTCTTTTGGGTAGACGAAATAATCCAGTTCAGCTTCTCATCCAGCTCTGCATCTTCCTGGTCGAGTCCTAGGAGCATCTTCAATTTCTCAAGCATCTCGACACCTCCCTATCATTCCGCAGCTTTCTTCCTGGTCCTCTTCGGTTTCTCTTCCGGTACAGCCTCTTCCCCTTTGTCTTCATCCACTAGCTCAATCAGCGGGACTCCCTGCCTGTTGGAAGGCCCGGCAAGCTCTGCCAGGCGCTCTTCTGTGACCTCAATCCCTTCCCGAGGGAACGTATTCCCCACGTCGTAAGGGTGCTCGTCATCTTGTAGATCCGTAAAAAATCTAATTACCTTATACATACGCTTCCTCCTTAAGCTCCTGTTGGCTTTGTGATTTTGATACATTTGGTTTCATCCACAAGGGCTACAACATAATGCTGGTCCGCATTGAACTTTGTCAGCTTATGGTCAATATCCCTCTCTTTCTCGGCAAGCACGCTGCGTTTCAGGAAAGTCTTTAATGCTCCGGTCTTCACCGCAAGCCCTTCTCCTTCTAAAATCTTTTTAGAGCGGACAATCTCCCACCCAAGCAGTTCGCCAAATGCTCCGGAAATCAGGATGTTATCTCCCAGGTCACTTGCCTTTGTCCAATCAGAACCTGCCGCCTTTCTGAGCTTTGCAGTATCCTTATAGGACAGGAACAGAACACCCACAGTTCCGGCATCTTCTTCCTCGATGGCGTCCGGAGCGTCCTCAAAGGTTGCTTCTAGCTGGTCAATCAAGTCAATATCAATGGCATGTGCCACGGAAAGCGTTGTTTCCTTTGCCGCCGCAACAATATCATTGTCCACCTTGGACGCAATAGCCATCCTTACCTGTTTCTGAGCTTCCCCTACCGGGTCGCCATAACCGCTTAGTACCGCCTCATCCGTCAGCTTCACACCCTTCCCGGCTTTCTTGATGGTATACTTATCGCTGGTGGTCTCAAGCATGGTGTAATCAATGGCAGCCCCTTCTGCCACATCCTGCGCGTCTCCAATGTACTTAAACTTTGGAATGGTTACTGTAGAACCTGGTGTTCCTTCCAGCGTAGTGTCAACCGGTGCAATACCACTGAACTTGATTGCTTTCGGAAGCTGTGCACTGATCATCTGTGCCATTACTTCCGGGTCAATCATCTGTGCCAGCTGTGTAAGCTCGTCTGCAAACAGCTGTAAATTAAATTTTCTCATGTCTTATTCCTCCATAAGTTTCTTATATTTCTCTGGTTCCTTCTGCTTAAATGCCAATACCTCTTTATATGGCATTTTCACAAGGTCATCCTTGGTTATCTCCTTTTTCGAGCCACCAGTGACAACCTTCGGCGTCCTGCCTGTGTTCCGTGCCTTTTCCGCCGCAAGCACGATAGTGTCCTTAATCTTTACGAATTTCTCAATATTCTCTTTGGTCTCTTCGGCATCCTTTCCGACAACGAAGTCAAGCACCTCTTCCGATACATCAATATCCGAAGCTTTCAACAGTTTAGAAGCGGTCTTTGACAGTTCCATCCTGGCAACCTTACGCTCCAGCTCTGCCATCTTATTTTCCTTCTGCTTTTCTTCATAAGCCTTGCGTTCTTCTGTTGTCATATCCTCCAGCTTCTGAGCCTCTGACTTATGCTTTTCTTTTTCACGCTGTTCTTTTAGAGCCTTTTCGACCTCTTTTGCTACGATTGCCCCAAGCTCTGCTTTTGTGTAGAGCCTGCCCTTTTTCTTTTTCTCTGTTTCCGGGTCCTGTTCTGGGTCGTCCTCGGGTTCATCTTCCGGATCTTCTTCCGGGTCCTCCTCTGGATCTTCGGGATTCTCAGCAAAGAGCTGCAGGTTATACCCTGCCTTTCCAAAAATCTCCTGTACTCCGTAATGATTATTTCTGTGTTTCATGTTCAAATACCTCCGTTTGATTTTTATTCGGCCTACCGTTTTGTGCCCGTCGGCATAACCGGATGTTCTTTATGGCGTCTGCAGCCGTAAAAAGACAAATGCTACACTATCCGGACATAATCCGGATACTCATCGGCAACCATGCAGATACCGATGAAAAAGGAATCCACCAGAGTCCGCGACCTCTACGATAGATTCCCATATTCTATATCAACCTTTCCAGGTGATATGCTGTATTGAATTTTGTCCTCTGCTAAACCCTCTATGGATTTGATTAGTGTTTGTGTCAATGCCGTTACGCCTGCACACACAATGTCCTGTCCGGTCGGAGCATATCCTGCATGGCCGGAGACCGTTATCCCGTCCTTTCGGACGCTTACTTCAATCAATCCTCTCACTCCTCCTTCTGAAAATATGCATAAGAAAACCACCGGCCATGATTGACTGGTGGTCGCTATTCAACAAAATCTGTTAATGGTTTTTTTATACGAAGAGCCTTTCTTATATCCTTGACATATTCGTCATACTCATCAGCACCATATTCAAATTCCATATGTCCAAATGGAAAAACGCCAAATAGGGCATAATATTCTTTATTTAGTTCATCTAACTCAGGTGTAGTTTCTCCATGCCACATTATTTCATCATCCTTTCCAACGTTTTTATCACTTCATTATATGAATCCGGGAATATGTCTTTCATCATAACCAGAACATTTGAGTTATTTTCATACAGAGCTCTTCCAATTTGAGAAAACGCTTCTGACTCAATCGCCCCAGACTTTTCCCAGTATTTTGAAGTATGTCCATATCCCATATTTAAGGCATCTCCCGTCATGCCGCTAAGAATATCGGAAACTGCTCTATACTCTTTCTTTAAGATTAGTGTATCATCGTAATGTATAAATGCATTCTTATATTTAGAGTATAACATTTCTTCAATTCTTTTTCCATATCCCCTTGCTTGGCTTTCTAACCGTCTGAAATCAGATTGGATGCTTTTATTCAGCAGGCCGCTTTTTGTAAGCTTGTAAGTATTATTAATTTCATGAAACAATTCATGGGCCAATGTAGAAGAGTCTGCACTCTTCGACAAATATACCGTTCCTTCTTTTGAAGAAAACTTAGAATGCCTACCTTGTGCCCTCTTTATTTTTACTCTGTCTAAGGATTGCGTTAACAGGATTCTGACATCCCTATTATCAACAAATGACAGATTTCTAATAAATTCTTTCTTCTGTTTATTTAATCCCATAATCTTATCAGATAGCGACCTTGCTATATCTGATTCTTCTGGTCCTTTATCTCTTAACCACTTTTCAAACTCTTCCCGGTCCATGTAAGCCGCCGTACTGCATCTGCAATTCGGGTGAATAGGCGGTGCATTTGTTCCTGGCATCATATCAGCTATGTTAATAGGTTTTCCGTTGTCCATGTCGGCGCAATCCTTACAAGCTGTCCCTAATGCGATAAAAACATACTGGTCGTATCCGTTCCGCGCATAAGACTGCTTCTGTGCCTCCGTCTGCACTCTTGCCAGCTCCGTCCTCATCAGACGCTCTGCATCACTTTTTCGTACATCAAACAGCTTCTGCAGATGCGTGGCAAGCTGCCTGGGATTCCGCCCCTGTATGAGCCCCGTCTGTAGCAGCTTGGAAAGCTCTGCCTTCATCATGCCTTGGTACATCCAGATGCGGTCTGAATAGCTTGCATTGCTAAAGGAAGCATTCACAATCGCGTGTGCAGCCAGCGCATTGTTATGGATTGTCTCCCCAAGTATGCCTGCCTGGTGCTCGAATTCAGACAAGGTGCGCTCTGTCAGTATCTCTTCAAAATATTTCTGAATCCTATCGAAACCGTCCACCAGCTCCAGGCCGATATTGGCCTTCAGCAGCTCCAGCCGGTTAATCTTCATAGTGGCGTTGTAGAGCCGCATCTCGTCATTAGCCTCTTTTGAAAAGTTCTTCTCCTTCACGTACCTGGCAGCCTTACGCCCATAGGCCTCGATATCCAGATTGGATACCTTCCTCTTCGACTCCGCCAGCGTGATTCCTTCTGCCTTGGCATATTTGGTATAGAAGCCGTTGATTTCCTTCTGAATCTGGTCCAGCATGTAATCATAGTAACCATTGATGGCCTTTATGTACTCAGCCTCGGTCTTTAGATTCCTGATAAGGTTCTCTTCTTCCCTTTTCCTCCAGTATTCCCTACTGTCCATCCGCACCCACTCCAAACATCTGCCTGTCTATCTTGATTTCCCTAGCCTCTTCCTCTTTTTTCAGTTTCTCGATCTCATCCCCCACGTTATCGATAATGCTGAGCACGCTGAGCTGTGTTTCTTGAGAGGCTATTCCTTCAAGCGCCTGAGCTGTCTGAGCCTCTTCCAGAATATTCTTGGGGATATTCCTGGTCGGCTTATATTTGATATCCTTCCAGGCCTCTGAATTGGAAACATTCGTAGAAAGACTGCAGAATAATTTATACCGTTTATTCATGCTCTTTATCATCTTCCGGTCCATCGTAAGGGCCAGGTTGCTCATTGCCTGTAATTTATAAGCCAGTGCCGTACCGGAAGAGTTCCCATAGCTCTCATCTGATATATTTGACACCATGCTAATCTGATAGATGAGCGTTTCCAATCTATCAAGCAAATTTTCCTGAGAACCGTCCGCGGTGGGTTTGGCTAAAAACTGCACTAAGATTTCTTTCGCATTATTTGTACCATACAGATTTATGATTCTGTCATCACGGATACGGTACACATCTTCATCATCCAGTTCTGCTCCAAGCACTGCAAGATAAGCCTCTGCAAATGCATCCACATCATTTGCCTTCTCACCAATCGCTTTATTGTACGACTCGACAAGCCCCGAAACTTCTTCGAATATCCCGATACGCTCCTGGTTCATTGCATACTCCACGATTGGCAGCATGCCGTATGGGTTTTCTTTTCCCTCGGACAAGGTAGTTCCCGTAAATTCATAAAGCTCCGCCCGGGTAAGCAAATCCCCAAACCTTGTAACGCCATCTTCCTTATACCCGTACCTAACAGCAAATAAAGCCTTCCCCTTCACAGTGTCATCGTAGACTATAAACGCTTCTTTGGGATTGCAGGCTGCCAGCCTTGTGTGCGTCTCTTCATCCTGGTAGAGGTATTCATAAGCGTGCCCGTAAATACATGCTTTTTTCGCAAGCTCAAACTCATGGTCTGTAACATTGTTGTTCCGGTCAAATTCAGTAATTGCCTCATTGACAGTATCATCCTCGTGACTGCGTTTGATGGGTACGCCATAGGCATATCCTAGGAATGTATCTGTGATATATCTTGGGAAATTGACCGCCAGCCGGTTATCCGGTTTCCACTCTGGTTTCTCTGGCAAATGGAAGATATCATGGAAGCCCCGATATAAGTTTTCCAGATACTCATATCTCGGAAAACGTTCCTCATGCAATGCGACGTACTTATTTATCAGCTCCATATCTATCACTACATCAGCATCACATAACAGCGGCTTCGGCAGCTTATATGGTCTCTTTGAATGCATCTCTATATTCCTCCTTTAAATGTTTTCAGTTTCACTTTTCCTTTCCTCCATCCCTCTACCCCATATCTGAGGGCCGCCATCGCATCATCCTGGAACGGCACCGGCTCGTCAAGGTATTCTCCGGTCCGTTCATCCTTCTTCCATTTCCACTGCTGCAACTCCTTGATGGTATTTGTGCATGAAGGGTGGACGTATATCATCCGCTTGATTGCCTTGTCTTTTGAGACAATCCCTTTCAGCCAGTCAATCTGAGCAGCCTGGTACTTCTTCTCGTCGGTCTTTTCCTTGACCACTGGCATTGCCATGAAGCCGGCTGTCCTCCATGTCTTAATCCTGTCAGGCTCTGCGGAATCGCACCACATAATCCGCTTCGTAGGGATTGCCGCCTTGATTGCCAGAGGGATAATCTCTGCCGTCTCTTTCTCAAACACATAGATTTCCTGCAGCACATAAATGTTCCCATCCTTCATTCCAAGTAAGAGAATTGCATTTGCATGGTTAAAGCCGAAATCCTGCCCGATGGAGATATCATCATAATCATCCAGATTCTGTGAGATTTCCTCTACCCGCCAGTTATGGAGAATCAGCCCTCCAATCTCTCCCCATTCCCCCAGGCCATAGATGCGGTATCCATCCGGATCCACTTCCTTACGCCTTTCCATACGGGCGTGGTAGGCGGCATCGATAAAACGGTTCATCAGGTAAGTGCTGTGGTGAGTCAGCACGTTAGAGTCTGGGACATCAAAAAAGACCTTCTTAATCCAGTGGCTGCTGCTTACCGGATTGAAGGTCATCCTTATCTGGTAGAACTGTCCGGTCGGGAGCTCGCCCCTTAGCCGGTCGTCTATAATCTCAAAGTCCCCCTGCGTGATTTCTGTAGACTCCTCAATCCACACATCTGTCAGCTTCCCCCGTTGGAATGTGATGGACTTCAGCTTCTCCCGCTGCTTTTCATCATTTACCCCGCGGAAGATTATCTGGTTCCCATTGGCCCTGCAGGTGAGCTGTAATGGGCTCTGCTTGATGTTCCAGTATCGGTCTGCCTTATCCCCGAACATCCGGTAGGCTGCCCCTGTAAGCTCTGCATAGGTGCTGTCCCGGTTTGTGATGTCTGACTTGCGGATGCAGACCAGGTTCCTGCCCTTATCCTGCATCAGGCGGAGCAGATAGTTCTGAGCGGTATCGGTACTCTTGCCGGAACCGGCAGAGCCTTTCATTACGATATATCTCTTCTGGCTCCTGTCCGCCTCCATGAAGCAGGGATTCGCCTTTACCAAGATGTTCATTCTGTATCATCTCCACCATAATCGATGCTGATGTTAAGCTCCATGTCCGCATCAAGCTCTAGTTTGTCCTTGAAGAGAGAATATCTTTTTCCAAGAAGCTCAGCTGCCTTTAGCCTATCTTTTTCCGACGGTGCTTTTTTTATCGCCCTGGCTTCACTGCATCCTTCCCCAATTCCTTCTACAACAATCTCTTCTGCCTGGCTCTCTCCGCGTAGTACTGAAGAAAGATATTCCATTACCTCCTGGGCATCCGCGGTTCTTTTACTATGCATTTCTTCCAGGCAACCATCAATATACTTTTTAACCTCAGCATTTCTAAGCAATCTCCCTCCATTGGTAGCTGCCACGGTGTCCTTCTTCACACACGGGTAAGCGGCTTTGTAAGCCCGTGTGGCATTCAAGTCTACTAAATATTCATCTGCAAATATCTTTTGTTTTGTTGTCATCCAGGCTCACCTCCATCCTGTTTTATCGCATAAAAATACCCCGAGGCCCGAAGGCTCCGGAGTCATCATTATTTTTTATCATATTGATTCTTTATATAGTCTATAATGGTTTGTTTATCCTTTACATTTGATTCTTTGACAAATAACAGCAATTTATCTATCACCTCTTCCGATGGACAATGATAATTTTCAATCAATGTAGAAAAAATAAAATCTATCTTTACTTCATTTACTGTGTCATGCAATGTTTTTTTTATATTTTCAATTCGTGAATATATATTTTTAACCTTGTATAATTCAACGCAATTCTTTACAAGTGCAACCGTATAGAAAATAATAAATGATAAGTGATAGGTTTCTACTATCATGGCCACATAGAAAACATAGATATTCACTATAGGCTGATTGCTTTTTAATAAGAACAGTAACAATAATAACATCAAGCACTGAATTCCAATATTCTGTGCCAAAAAACTATAACTAGATAAAATATGTTCTATTTTTTCCTCGCCATTTATTCGGTTAATAAGCTTTGTTTCCTCTTTTGTAAACAAACTAACAATAATGGCAATTCCACTTAGTGAAAAACCAAGCAATCCTAATAACGCACCCTCCAAGCAAATTATGACGTCGTAAATAACTTTTTCATAAACAGAAAACATCTCATATATATGGATATATAGAAACATAGCAAAAAATAACACTGTAACGACGATTGAGACTCTAACTTCCCACTCCATTATATTAACTAGGTCACCTTTCCTGCTTCTACCGCCCATAATTATTCCTCATTATCAAAAGATCTCGCATTTATTTGTCTTATTACATCTTCACAAGCTTTAACAAACTCTGACATTCTATGAATTTTCCTCTTTATTGGTGCCTTATCTTCTGTGCTTTTTGTAACACCATCTCTTCCAGTAGCCTCAACTTTTACATACCCCTTACTAGTTGCATTCCTCGCATCTACGTCTCGTTGTAAATTATCCGCTTCATCCAGTTGCTCCCTCACGATATATGAATCAATGTTTAACCCTAGTTTACTCGCAGATGTAAGTAAAATACTCTTTGTAGATAGATTTGCGTTCTCAAATTGTTCCAGCCTATCTTTTCCGTTATCTTGTATAGATTTAAGTGTTTGTTTGTCTGGATTAATTGGTCTGAATGTAAAACTTAATTTTTGGATTGCTTTAATTTCCTTTAATTCTCTATATAATTCTTTAATGTCTATACCATTCGTATATCGATCTACTATAAAACGATAATCCAATTCTGCCTTATCCATTGATAGATTTATCATTATACCAAAAATCTCAAGGAATTTTTTATGTCCAAATCGAATACTAGTGTTATATCCCACCATTTCATTAAATATATCAAAATAAAATTCTATTGCATCTGTATTAGTAATACCTTTCGTTTCTAACTCCCTTGTTATAGGATTTTTTTCTTTATATAAGAGTCTAAATTTTTTATCTAATCTTCCTCTTATAAAAGTATCCGTTTTTTCTTTAACATATACACTATATTCTATCACATTGGTATGTTGCTCTCCATCATCGCCTATATATGAGTTTTCCTCTTGGTATTGCAATCCGTCTTTAAAATTTATCAGAAGATTTGAAAGTATTTCTCTCATTTGTATCTCACCTGAATAAACTTTGTAAACATGTTCAGATATTAAATTAACTTTTCCAAAATATAGCATTATGCTCATACTTTATCCTCCACACACTTCACCTTACACTCAAACCATCACATCTGATTCCATAATATACCAAATTCTGACAATTATCAACAAATGTATGTGCAATTTATGTGTATGGATTATACAATTATATTAGAACATGTGTTTGCTTTCGTCAAGCAACGAAAAGAAGCCCCGCACCAAGCAGGACTCCCTTTCAGGTTTATGTGTGTGTATCGCGAGAGGAAAAAGTGTTTCAGCCACTTCCTTCAGTCTAAACTATACCCCTTTTCTTCGGGACATTGGGGGACATTTTCAAAAAATCTTTGGATTCTTTTCTTTACATTCTCATCCGTATAGGCTATGTTCCTTCTCGGGAACATAGAGTTCATCTTTTCAGCCACTTTCGGATAGGTCAAGTCGTCTATGAAATATAGCCGGAACATTATCCTAAGCTCGCTTTTTCCAATCTGCTCTATGTATTCCTCCGCCTGGACCGTAAGTTCCAGAAGCTCCAGCTCCAATCTCTCCAGCCGGGCGATTCTCCTGGTAAGGAGCCGGTTCTTCTGAGTGATTAATGCCGTAGGCCTTCCCTGAATCTTCACCATGCGGAGCGGCTTCTTTCCCTTCTTGCCACATGAGACGGCGTCCGTAACTACCATGCTGTTCAGCCTGTCCAGCTCCTTCCTGCCTTTATCTATCCTACTTCTTAAGTCTTTTATTTCCTCTTTCATATCTGCACATTCAATCAGAATATTCTTGTCCAATCCTATCCACTCCCCTGCCTCTCATATATTCTGTAACGCTCTTATGCTCCAGCTGCCTCCCCTGGCTCCTGATAAGCTGCCGGGCCTGGAGGGACAGAGGGCTGACCTGGTAGGCCGGCCGCTCGAACCTCTCCTTGGCCTCCCGTCCGGGGTTCCGTTCCTCCATATCGGAAAGGCGGGCCTGCTCATCCAAGGCGCATGCTTTCCTGGTCCTTCTACATTTTCTCATTGTTTCATCTCCTTTGTCGTAACATTTCTGTTTTAATCTTTTATTGTCGATTGTTGTCTCTTTTTAACCTGTTCGCACCCGCCTATCTTCTTTTTGCAACGTATTGTTTACAATCAGATTGTAAGGTCACAAGGAGGCATCATGCAAAAGATAAGGATACTGTTACTGAAGCTTGGGATACGCTCCAACCTGAAGGGATTCCACTTCCTCCTCTACGCGCTGCAGCTCTGCCTGGCAAGCGAGGACTATCTGCTCTCCGTCCATAAGACGCTGTATGTGGATGTCGCAAGACATTTCGGCACGTCCAGGGACAACGTCGCGCACTGCATGCGTACGGCAATCTCAAGCTGCTGGAACAAGGGCAACCGCAAGCTCCTGCATCAGCTTGCCGGATACGAGCTTGCTCAGAGGCCGGCGAATGGCGAGTTCATCGACATCCTCTACAACTACCTACGCCAGGAAGGTTAGCCCGCTTATGCGGGCTTCTTCCCTTTAAATCGCGGTTTAATTACGCAAATCTTAGCTGTTCCTGGCTGTCATCTATCCTCATATTTGGCATCCTCTTGCCTATACACAACTCTGGCAGGTTTGCCCTTATCAGTGCCGCCGGTATGGGTGGACATACTGCATTGCCGCACCTTTTAACTTGCTCAGTCCGGGGGTAGCTTTTTCCGTCGCAATCATAATCTATTATGTAATCATCCGGGAATCCCTGACACCCGTATAGTTCCCGTGGTTCCAGCATCCGAAGCCCAATATCCACAATCTGATATTCTACCCCTTGTATCGTAACAAGCCCAAATCGGTCACGTGTTGGTATGGTATCAAGCGGTTTCCTCACATCCTGTCCTATACCCTGCCCGTAATACTTTACGAGAAAGGCTCTTACCTCTCCAAAATGCCCCGCAGATGTTGTAATGGTGTGTAGCGGTTCCCTTTCGTCCTGACCGGTTGCGGTCCCGTAGAATTTGCTTAAAAATGATGTCACAAGCCCGTATCTGTTTGAACTATCCACCGTCATAATTGGGTCCGTAATTTCCTGTCCTCTGACTTCTCCTGCCGCTGTCTCGGAATGATACTGTATCATGTAAGACTCACACAGATAATGCTTTCCGCTACTTACAATAGTCGGAAGAGGTTCTTCGATATCATGTATGCGTGGTTCCTGCCCTTTTCTCTCCCCATAGCCGATAGGCACAATATAAGGTTCTACAATCCCAAATCCATGCTTGGATGTGATTACTCTCAATGGGTCCTTCATGCTGTTGCAGTAATCCGACTTTGCCCCGCTGTGGTTGACTTGCACTATAAAAGGCTCCGCATTATCAATCACAAACTTTTTTAGCCCTCTTGCAATCCGCTCCATAGTTTTCGGTGCCAATGGACGCACCGCTCGGATTCCATATTTTTTCTTGATTTCTTCTGCTGTGTCAAAAATGGATGGACAGGGACGGCTGAAATCTATCTGGGTATAAGCTCCCACGTAAGGCTTTAACAATCCCGCCTTAACTGCCTCACTGTCTGCCGGCCCGTGCGTCGGCTCTGGCCAGACAATCGGCCTCCCGTCACATCGGGCAATCATGAAGAATCTTTTTCGCATGGTTGGTGCTCCATAGTCTGCGGCAACCAGCTCCTTTGCATCAATTTCATAACCAAGTCTTTCGAGCTGTCTTCTCCACCGCTTATATGTTTGTCCCTTTCTTCCAGGGTCCGGCTCAAAAATCTGTAGACCAACCCCTACCACTTCCCCAGGTGCTGCCACCCTTGTTTTCCCATCCGGCAAGCTTACAAGCACTCTGCCTGTCTCCTTGTCCCGTTTTGGTTTGCATGGTCCCCAAGTCTGGAATTCTTCTACATTTTCCAGCATTATCACCCTTGGCCTTACCAGTGCCGCCCATTTCAGTACAATCCACGCAAGGCCTCTGATTTTCTTTTCTACAGGCTTTCCGCCTTTAGCTTTGCTGAAATGTTTACAATCCGGCGAAAACCAAGCAAGCCCTACCGGATGACCATTACATGCCTTTACCGGGTCCACATCCCATACACTTTCACAATAATGCCTTGTGTTTGGATGGTTCGCCTTGTGCATCTTTATCGCTTCAGGGTCATGGTTGATTGCAATATCCACGCTGTACCCTGTTGCCATTTCTATTCCGGTAGAAGCACCGCCGCCACCGGCAAAATTATCTACTATCAATTCTCCATTAATCATTTTTTTGAAAGGAAGCCGTGTACACTTGCCCTGCAGGAGCTTCCGCCTCCTTCCTTTTATTTCCTAAATGCCCGTTTAATTAAGTAAGATATTCCTTGCAGCATCTACCGTCATGTCGCCACCTTCATGCGGTTTATGTTCATAATAATCCCCATAATACAATGTGTTTTCGGAAAGGTCCGCATGGAAACTTTGCTGCCCTTCCACCTCTAGGGCTTTGTACTTCTCCCGTACCCCATATATGTACCATTCCATTACATCGTATTTGGTTTTCCATCTGTCAAAATCCCGACCTTCTAACATCCTTTCAAAAGCCCAGAGATAAGCTCTTTCAAAATTTATCCAGCGCTCAAACTCCCTCTTGATTTTTCTCCACGATGTGAGAGGACATCCAACACATCCTATACGGTCGAATCCTTCGTCGTATAGCACCGGATATGGCAAATGATTGTCGAGAATCACCTTCCACACCTGTTCTTCTGTCCATTTAATGATTGGATGATACAATGTCACACCACGGAATGCTAAACATGTCTCTATTTTGTGCCTTTCGCTCCTCTTTTTGCTTTCTGCATTCCTCACGCCCGTAACCGTAATTACATTTTTAGGACATGTATTGCGCTCCTTAAATTCCTGGCAGCAATATCGGCACACCCTTGTAGGCGGGAACCCTTTCTCAACAATCATCTTAAACATCGTTGTTCGGTTCCGTTCCTCAATCACGTCTGGATAATATGTGTGTATGAATTTCAGTAATTCTGGTGGGTCAACACTTGTGCGACTGAATCTACATTCATATTCAACACCGGCCTGGTCAAAAAGCCATTTTGCAACTATGCTGTCTTTTCCTCCGGAAAATCTAAGGCAAAGCTTTCCTTTTACTCGCGACATCCTTCTTATATCTTTTATTGCACCGGCTACATAATCTCCATATACCGGCAACTCCATCTGTCTTATCATTTTGCAAAAGGAGCCGAGATATCTCTGCGCCGGCCGGCCGCTCCGTCTCCTTTCTCTTGTCTAATAAAGGTTAATTGATTTTAATAACAAACGAGCTTGAATTTGTATTTATCATTTTTCCATTCAAAAGTGAATCAATTCTAACTTTTCTAGCGTCCTTATCCTCTTCAACAGTCCAAATAAAATCAAGTAGCCATATCAATCTTTCATTCGAACAAGGCGCAAACATCTCTTCCGGTTCTTCCCTTCTTTTCTCATATAGTGTTACTTTCATATATGCATTTTCCTTTCTCATTAAATGTCAGGTTAAAGAGATTCTATGATAGCTCTATACTTTTTTGAATCATATAGATATACAAACTTCCCCATGTAATCTTCTTCTGCCAACACTACAACAATATTTCCGCCACTAGCTGTTATGGTATTTACATTTTCATGTTCAACTTTTAAATTCCAGCTACCATTATTCTCTTCTTCATATATTTTACAGTTCAAATTCTCCATGTCCATTTCCTCCTTAAATGTCAGTTTCCTTACTAAGCCAATCTGGATTTTCAAAAACATTCCCTATTACCTTTGCATAATTTTCCAATGGCCCTAAAGGCATCTGAGGATATCCTACAGCTTCTACATAAAAGCCTACATTGTCCATATAACAGCCGTCCGCCGGACAATATGCCTCATATGTACCGTACTTTACCAACATTAAAACGTCTAGTATCTTCTCACCCTGGTGGCTTTCGATGAAGTCCCCTTCAAAGACTTCCCGACCAGATATATCATACCTACCTGTTGACCGCTGTAAAATATGCGTATCGCAGTTGAGCGGGTAAGGGCATCCGTGCTGCAGCGTCATAAGACAACCATTAATCCCTATCCAGCTATTATCCCGTTCCCACTCATTCTTGTTTTTGCACCATAACCTATACCCTTCCATTTATCCCCTTTCCGGCTAATGATTCTATTTCGTCATAATTAATTCCAAGATACTCAACTTCGTCATCTTCCATTGCTAATTGGATTCTACCACTACCAGCATCATGCAAAATCCCATAATACTCATTCCCAGATTTCGTTCTAACTCCGATATATTCTCCTTCGAGGATGTTTTCACCATAAGGCGTTCTAATAGCATAAAGTATTATTTGTCTGTAATTCATGTCGATTCTGACCTCCTAAACGTCAGGTTAATACTATGTAGCTGGCATAAGTCCCATCTGTGCTACATCGTTATCTGCATATTTTAATGTCTGTGACATGTATGGCTCCGGCCTCGGCATCCAGGCGATGACCAAGTCATCCATTTCCGCGGGCCCTTGATTATACCAATGACCGCGACAGAATGAGTAATACCGGATGTCAGTTATTTCGCCCAGTTTTACAGTCACGGGATACACATATGCATCCTCTGTAATTGAATTCACGCAATCATCCGGCAGTCGCTCTGATACCGGAATCCATGATTTGTATTTCTTTTCCTTTAACGCTGCAATAGCAGCATCTACTGTGTCAATTCTAACTCTCTTCAATTGCCTTACATCTTCCGAATCTCGAATTTCCATTTTCATGCAGGCAAGATTGTCAATTGCTCTTTGTATCTCCATAGATACCCCTTTCGCTAATTCTTAATTATCTGTATGTGACAAGACTATCAATCCGGTACGGAACAAAACCGCCACTATAATACATCTGCCTAACAGTATTTTTATCTGGTTTTCCAAAAACAAAGTTGCCTTTTTGATTATCAGGAAATAACCCCCTGAATCTTGCCAGTAGATACAGTAACTCAAATTTCATTCTGACCTTCTCCTTTAAATGCTAATATAGAGTTATTTCCTCTTTATCGTCATCAATGCTAAAATCCTCCATCTCACAAGTTCCGTTATATGTACCGCCACCGTCCTGATATTGCAATTTGATATCATAATTTTCTACTTTGTTTTTCTTTGCCGTTTCATACAGTTCTTTCACTGTCATACTGCCACCTCCTAAATCCTAATTTACTCTACTTTCCCTAAAATCTGTGCCCGGCTTGTCCTTATCTTCCCATCTGTCCCGAATGGTACGACTACACCAGCCAGCCATTCAAATTTTATGAGCAACTTATATATCGTGCCGCCATGAGTATTTCTGACCCACTGATATGGTGCTACGTTGATTCCGCATCCACATTGACATGTTCTGTCGGGATTGCAGATTTCAGTTATTACCTCGCCCTCTTCAATCTTCCACCTGCCCGGTGCAGGATACTGCGAATTGAACGTCTTGAAAACTATGTACCCTTCGTCCGTACGCTCGAAGTTTGCTTCGAGATAGTTGATGGCATCAAGTATTCCTTCGGCATCGCTCAGGTCGGCATCGCTCAGGTTGGCACGTCTCAGGTCGGCATCGCTCAGGTCGGCACCGCTCAGGTTGGCATCGCTCAGGTTGGCACGTCTCAGGTCGGCATCGCTCAGGTCGGCACCGCTCAGGTTGGCATCGCTCAGGTTGGCACGTCTCAGGTCGGCACCGCTCAGGTCGGCACCGCTCAGGTCGGCATCGCTCAGGTTGGCATCGCTCAGGTTGGCATCGCTCAGGTCGGCATCGCTCAGGTCGGCACGTCTCAGGTCGGCACTAAGCAGATATTCAACCGCCTTATCCTTACCTTTGCTAAGCGCCTCCCGGAACTTAGAAGACTCAAAAGGTTCTGCATGCCCTACCTTTTCAAAATATTCCGGCCTGACACAATGCGTTCCGTGTCCGCCGCGCTGGTGTTGTAATACTTTCACCTGGATGTTTTCACGAGGGTCTATATCTACAACAATTCCTTTTGTCATCGCTGAATTTGTTATCGCATATTGTCCATCTGATTCCTTTGTCCCTCTGATTATATCGCCTATCTCAAACATTTATTTTTCCTCCTATTTTCCGTGTTTAATCCTCTTCCTTTTATTCTTACCGCCCGCGAAGATGAAGGCGTTCATGTTCCCCGGCTTGAACCCGCCGGATATCTTCTGCTTGCCACCGTTATGGCTGTGCTTGTTTAGCTCGTACATATGTCCTCCTATTCCGCCAGACTACGCTCAAGGCAGTCCATGTCGTAGCTGCGCTCTGAAAAGTTGCTAAAACCTGTTGCTCTTGCTTTTTCTTGTACAACTGCTTTGCTTACCCTACGGTTACTTTCCCATGTCCTTACAGCTGCCTTCCAATTTTTCATTTTGTTTTTGCCAACCATCCAGCCTTTTGCCTCGTAAAAATCGACGAAGGCTTGAGGGTCAACGTGATTGTTGCGCTCAATGCAGTATGCTCTGACTGTTTCAACATCAGGCGGTGTAAAACGCACAGTATTATTTATTTCTTTTCTTCCCTTCTTACTATTCTTTCCTTCTTCTATTGTTGGGAATAGTTTGGGAATAGCTTGGGCGTTGCTTGGTGTCTGATTGGGCGTTGCTTGGGATATGTCTTGGTACATGTCGTAGTTTGCGACGGTATATACGGTAAACTTGTTTGTGCTTTGCTTGGTAAGTTCGCCTGTGCCTTGAAGGTGCTTAATTGCCGTCCGAACCTCGTCAACCGTAAGTCCGGTTTCCTCTGATAACTTTCCTATCGAAGAAACAAGCGAGCCGCGCGGCACCGTTGTACCTTTAAACTTCCCGTCTTTCCAGTTTGCCCGTAGAAGCATATGGACAAACAGTCTGCATGTATTTATGTCCTGATACCATTCCCAATCAAGAAGGGAACGGCTTATTTTTATGTAATTGCCATTCACCGCCTCACCGCCAATCTATTCCGCAGTTCTCTAATGTCTTTATAGCTGTATCAACAATTTCTTGGCTCTCTTTTATCCGGCTCTTTTCCTGTCTTACCCAACGGACGAGCATGTCAGCCTCTTCCTCCTTGTTCATGTCGGCGATAAAATATCCCTTGCCACGCTGTAGATTTATAATAGGTATCTTAGTCCTGGCATCGTGCAGGCAATCACGCATCACACGATCGGTAAGCCCTGTCCTTTGCACGAGTTCCGAACGCTTTACGGCATTCTGATATCCCGTTGGTATGTAATCTAAGATGTCAAAGCCCTTCTGTTTTTCCACTTCAGACAGATAGTCTAGAAGCTCTACCTGACCTGGTATCTGTTCGTCCATGCCCCTCCTTCCTCCCCGGCCGGAGCCGGGGGTAGTGTCGTGATACACTGCTGTTGTTGTCCTGCGTAAAGCAAGATTTAAGTTAATGAGTTACATATAGTCAAGGCTCTTCTGCCTCGCTAGCTGAAAAATAAAATTCTTCCAAAAACTGTTCTTCTGTCCCGTAGTGTTCTATGTAATAAGCCTTGCACCTCCTTTTAAGCTCTCCGTCTATTCCGTCTGCTTCTTTCGTCCGGCCGGCGCCGTTCGGATGCATCTGCGGCTTTAATGGTGCTATGAACCCTAATCTTTCAGATAGAGCCTTCTCTTTCTTACCGTGATGGAAGATATGATGACGTTCCACGCCATACACGCCTGTATACATTCAGCAGTCCATATCGTCTGTAAAGATTGACCACAATGTTTTAGCCAATGTTCACACCGTACCTTCCCTTTAACAGCCTCTTTTCATCCGGTGTCATAATTCTGCTCTCAGAAATGTCAGCGTCTAAACAGTCATTAATAACTCCGTTTATTAAACATGCCATTTCCTGCGTGTTATAATCACTGGAGCCTCGCAGCAGATAATAGGTGCGATAATCTTTACCATCCTTAAGCTGTGTTACCTGTGTTGTGGGCTTAATGTGGTAGCTTTCTTCCTCAAGAGCATTATTCCACGTCTCATCTGTATCAAGTACAAGAGAACGTATTAACTGGCCACCTAGAATTGCAAACTGTCCATATCTTCTAAGTGCTTCATTATGGGCTCGGTTCTTTGATATTCCTTTTTCATTCGCATACATAGTAAGTAACGTCCAATAATACGCGTTTGCATCGAGAGATCTCTTCCTTTTGTGTCTTTTAATACTTATATCCAGCTTTTCGTAATCCTTAAGCTTCTGAAAGGCTTCTCTTGCGTCTTCATTTAGAATCAGTACAGCTTTCTGCTTTTTTTCCATCAAATCAGCCATTAAGCTATCAAAACGTCCTGTAAAATTCATCTTTTCCACCTACTTAAACGGAACTTCTTCGTTGATATCTTCAGGTACTTCGACAGACTCATAATCAGGTATCTTCTTCAGCAGTGACATGGCGTCATTAAATTGCGATACTGTCATATTTTCCAGATTCTTCGGGCTATACCTGAAAAGAATTGACATTTCATTTTTTCCAGTTCTTTCTATTTCTTTTCTTAGCTCAACCAACTGTCTTGAATCAATTTTCGGCTCAGTATTTGCTTCACTCTTTGCATCATATTTGGTGGTATCCGCCTGAAAATACACATCAGCTCCAATACCAAGCTGTTTACATGCCACGGATAATGCATCAGTAGTCGCCATCTTATAGCATTCATCTGAAACGAATAAACCGCTCTTTTCGTCAGTCACAAACTTGCTGCCACCACTTCCGAATATCGGCATAGACCACACACCTTTTATTTTTATGTAAAGTTCTATATCCACGAAAGCGGCTATTTCTTTTCCAGCCTGTTCTAAACGCTTGTCAACAGTCTTGTAGTACCATCCCATCCCACACGGGCCAAATTCCTCCGTCAGCTTCTTGATACGCCACATCGGATTGATATCCGTCATACCCTTTAGGCGGCCGCCCTTGATAGTTTTCTTTGCTTCATCGGGAACTGCCCGTACTTTATTGTACAATTCAAGGTTCGGGTTGCTTTCCGACATTACACATCCTTCCTTTCAAAGTACACGCCCAGGCTTGTCAATGCCATTTCTATGGCCTGCTGCTCTTCAGGTGTCGCAACAACGGTATAGACTATTGTCTGCGAATCTCTTGAAGATAGGGGCGCGGCTTCTGCCTTATCAACCGATTTAATATCATCTGCTGTGGATTTCTTCGCCTCGTTGCGAATCCTCTCCTCTGCGGCGATACGTTCACGCTCTTCCCGGCGAACCCTTTCTCGTTCAACATCAATCTCACGTTCTCGCCTTTCTGCGTCCTCTTCTTCCTTCTTCTTGAGTATTTCAGCCTTCCTGTTTTCATAATCAGCTATTAGCTTCATGGCACTTGCGAGGTTCCTCGTCTCCATGTATAGGCTCAGCGCATCATCTACCTTGTCCGAGCTCATTGCAGATATCGCATTGACATCCGAACTCGTCGTTACGGATATATCAGTTAGGTCCTGCCGGATAGATTTCATCGTCGCCGTGGTATTTGTCCACTTTGGGTTAAATATTGTTTCCAACGGTATGTAGTCGTATAAGCTCTCCGGGACAATCTCGTTATAGGCCGCTTCGATTTCTGACTTCTTCTCCCGTACCCGTCTTTCTTCAAATTCCTTGACCTGTCCGTCTATGTAGCTTATCGGACGGTCAATCATACCCTGCAGCTCAATAACCTTCTGCTCGAACTGCTTGTAAGGAATCATGTAAGCGTCCCTGACTGCTATCTTCCTATCGTGTACCGACTTCTTCAACTTCCGCAGTTCCGCAAGGTCGGATTTCGCTTCTTTTTTTGACTCTTCAGTAAATACCTTGCCTGCATACTCGTCCATCTTCATGGATAGCTGCTTCTTCAATGCATCAAAGTTCACGTCAATCTCGCCTGGATGTTGCGAGGTTTCAAATTTCAACACGCTCATTTTCCAAATCCTCCATATATTCAAATAGGTTATTGTAATGTCTCTTAAATAATCTGCCTCTCTTTTTTCTTTCTATCTCGCAGTCACATCTCTCACCAGGGTCTAGATGTGCTCCGCAGTATGGACATTCGTTGTAGTACATGTGTTCACCTGCTTTCTTAAGTCCAAAAGGTGCTGTCTACAGTTTTCATAAGTGCGTGGACTTATATTAGCAAAATCAAATCTATACTCTCCGTCGTAACTGCCCCTATTGAATCCGCTATCCTGTATCAGAATTGAAATGTCTGTCCCATGATTTGTACAGCAGAAGTCTATGTAAGGGTAACCATTTTTCCCTTCCCCGTTCTCCTGTATGTCTAAACACAGGTCTAATAATGCGTGTATCTTATCTCTATTACTCATTGACTAATCCTCCTTAAAGCGTTATAATAACAATACATTATGTGATGTAGTCCGTTATCGGTCTACTCTCGGCGCTTACCTCCCTTGGTCAAGCGCCTTTTTAGTGCCCGTAAATAAAACACCACAGGGCAAGCACGCATAAAATTGCTACTGCCATCAGAAACCCAAGGCCAACGATAAAAATTATGTAGAATACCATGTCTTTAAGCTTTGCCTTGGCTTTGTGCCTCAACTTGTGTCTTCTAAATCTTGACATTCTGTTTCTGTCAACTCCCTTCCGATATGTTTTTCCAGCTTGCTGCGATAAATATTAAACTCATTCCTTCCGCTGTTACTTTTCTTTGGAATGCACTCCCCGAAGTCCCATATCCCCCGGCGTATTCTTTCACGTACCATTTGTGGGGAACATCCTAGTATCTTCGCTACTTCCGGGGGCTTCAAAATTTCAGCCACATTATCACCTCCTGATTTTAATTATTGCTAAAGTCCTTCTTCTTCCGTATAATTTAACTTATAGTTGAAAGTATCTTTACAGAGGAAGGAAGGTAGTTAAAATGACAAATTATGAAATTGTAACTTGCGTTATTTCTTGTATGGCAGTTGTCGTCTCCGCTTTCGCCGCATGGTTCACATATCGGAACTTGAAAGAAATACGGAATCAGTTCTTTGAACAAAATCGCGGAAATCTTGTATTTTCAATAACCGAGGTGAAAAAGGGGGCCTTCCGTTCAACAGTTTTAAAGAACTATGGTAATTCACCAGCAAGGCTCATATCTCTAAAAATAACGCCTGAGTTAAAATGGTCTGATGTAAGCGATGGCGATTATGAAGGCTTGGATAACAACCCTGTTCTTTCTAACTGTAAAAACGTCTTTTTAGCTCCTAACCAATTTATTTCATCAGATTTTTATTTTGAAGGTTATCCACATGAAACTTTTAATGTCGAAATCAATTACGAAACGTGCGGTAAAATCTTTAGTATTTCTTACGCTATTGATTTAAGATACGGAGACAATCTTGTCACATCTGTAAGCGACACTAAGGAGCAAAGCAAAATACTTAAAGAAATTAGTCATAATATTGAACAGCTTTCTGACAGATTTCTTTAACTGCTTCTCTGACCTTGTCTTTGGGGTAATCTGGCGCGTTTACTTTTATATTCATTTCAATTGCCCCGTCTGAAAGTATTATTTCTTTTTTGCTTTCAGCGCTCATAACCCACCCGTTGCCTATCGTATTCTTCAAGTAAGTTCTACTGGGTATGTATTTTCTGTTGACACTTGTGTCACCTCTTTTTAAGTTTAATTTTGTTTTACATGTTGAACATTTATTCCAAAAAAATTTCAGAAACTTTTTTATTAAGCGCTTCTGCAATTTTTAATAATGTCCCTGTTGTGGTTATTTTTATTGTTCCATTTTCAAGACCAGATATTATAGTTCTTGATACACAGGCCCTTCTAGCCAATTCAGCCTGGGACATTTTTAATTCCTTTCTGAAATCTTTAATTTTATACTCCACTCTAATCACCTCCTTGTTTATTATGTTGAACTATGTAATTATAGTATCACTACATCTCCTCCATGTCAAGCATGTTGAACTTTTTTATTGACATTTTATTTTTGTCATTGTACAATATACTAAACGAAGAAAAAGAGGTGAAATTTAAGCATGACGTTGGGTGACATTTTAAAAAGATATCGAGAAGAAAACAATATAAGTATGGATGAGTTTTCAAGGAAAAGCTCTTTGAGCAAAGGCTATATATCAATGCTAGAAAATAATATAAATCCAAGAAATAAAAAACCCATTGCTCCAACACTTCCTACAATCAAAAAAATTGCTACAGGGATAGGACTAGATGTAGATACGTTACTAAAAATGATGGATAGCAATCAGGAAATCTCTTTAGAACACGATGAATTATACACTCAACCTTTAAATAATATCCACCAAAATATGAAATGTAAATGTGAAGACACAGGCACAACAATTGGAGATAAGCTAAAAAAAATCCGAGAAAAAACAAGTATGAACAAAAAAGAATTTGCTTCATATCTAGGAGTTAAATACACTACCTATAATGGATATGAAACTGGAAACCGAGAGCCTGCTTCTGACTTTTTAATACTTATATCAAAGAAAATGGATGTTTCAGTGGACTATATCATGGGACTTACAGACGAAAAAGATATAATGCATTCATACGAATTAAAATCCGGTGAATACGAACACATAAAAAAATACCGGTTATTAAGTGAACGCGGCAAGGAAGAAATCGTTGACTTTGTTTTAAACAAGGAATATGAACGTTGTAAGACAGAGTTTGATAGAAGTGAAAACATAGTTCAGTTGGAAGATACTAAGACAATTCCTTATTACCAGAGGCTTGCCAGCGCCGGCCCAGGACAGCTACTTCTTGATGGACTTCCAGATGATACTATAAACATACCTAATATACACAAATATAAGCATGTCGGGTATGCAATTGGTGTGAATGGTAATAGCATGGAGCCCGCTTACTTTGACGGAGATACCATACTCGTAGAGCCTACAAACTATATAGACGAAGGTGAAATAGGAATATTTTTAGTCGATGGAAAGTCTTATGTAAAGAAAAAGGGAGACGGGATTCTGATATCGCTAAATGATGATTGCGATGACGTATCTATACTACCAGATTCAAGATGCCTCGGAAGGGTCATCGACGTCTACACACAGGAAGAAGATTTTGAGGTTGAGGACACCTTAGAGACGTCTCTCGAGCGTCAGCACAAGAGAGAACAGTCCATGCTCGAAGAGCTAGAAAAGGAGGCCCTTAAGAAGGGAGCCGCCGCAGTAAGCAAAAAAGGCTTTAAGGCTATAGATGGGGGTAAAAGTACCATATAATGGAATCTCCACATCCTGTTATTTCTGTTAATATTTAGTTATAACCAAATAACAGGAGGTACATAATATGCATTCTCTATTGTCATTACCCGAAGATGAAGAGGTTCTATTGTTGCGTCTTGCTGCTTATAATATTTTGACTAAATATGAGACCGATTCATTGCCGATAGACCCATTATCTCAGCTTCAGCTTGATGATAAGGTCAAGATTTACTCACAGCAGTTCTTGGCTGAGTATTGGGGCGACGATATAGGCCATTACCTTAAAGAATATGATCATGGATTCCTGACATATTCCGCTGATATGGACAAACATATCGTATTCTATAACGAGGAGGACCCTCCCGAGGTAAAGCGCTGGATGCTTGCCGTAGCCATTTCGGAAATATTCCTTAGTACAAAAGTTGATGAGATGTCAATAGCACTAAGTGATCGATATACATACGCCGAAGAATTTTCCTACTTTTATCTCGCACCAGATATTATCCTTGACAGGTGCAAGATATCAACAATGGAAGAGATATTGGAATACTGCAAGATACCGTTCAACAAGGCCCACTATAAGGCGAAAAAATTACGCAAGCAGAGAAATATTAAAGACGTAAAACGGGACTTTCTAGAAGATTCGCTACTGAAAAATTTCTCCCGTTTTATAAATAAAGTAAACAAAAGACCGTCCCTGCGCCAACAGGAACGGCCAAGCAATACTACTCGAAGCAGTGCCCCGATGTAATACTACAACTCAAAGCTATTATATCACCCATGCACCTGCTTCGCAAGTAGGTGCATTTTTGCACTCATTTTTAGAGAGGTGGTATATATGGCTAAAAGAAAGAAATACCCAAAGCTGCCTAACGGCTATGGGCAAATAAAGTATCTCGGGAAGAACCGGCGCAACCCTTACGCCGTCTATCCACCCGTGAAAGAATTTGACGAGAATGGAAAGGCTATTATGTCTAAAGCTCTGTGTTACGTTGATGACTGGATGAAAGGCTTTGCAATACTGACAGCATATAGAGCCGGTACATACACCCCGGGAATGGAAAAAGAGCTGAACTGTGATGACACGGATTCGGCAAATGCGAGTTCAGTCGTGCAACGCATATTGGCTGATTACAATCTTACAAAGAATGGAAGGTTAGGGCAGAAGACATTTGAAGAAGTCTATAATGATTTCTATGACTACAAATATGAAAGGGATAAAAGCAGAAACTACTCTGTAGCATCGAAGAACTCTACCAGGGCTGCCTTTAAAAATTGTATGATATTACACAAAAAGCCCTTTGCTGACTTACGTCACAAGGATTTGCAGGAGGCTATCGACAGTTGTAAGCTCAAACATTCCAGCCTCGAACTTATAGTCTCACTTCTACATCAAATGTATGAGTATGCAATAGTATATGAACTGGTAGACAAGGACTACTCAACAGCTTTAAAAATCAATATACCAGACGATGATGAGCATGGAGTGCCATTTACCCCAGAAGAGCTGGAAATACTCTGGAAAAACAGGGATAATGATATTGTCGAGTTCATATTGATTATGTGCTATTCAGGTTATCGCTTATCGGCATACAAGAATCTGGAAGTAAATCTCGTAGAGAGCTATTTTAAAGGAGGGGTCAAAACAAAGTACAGCAAAGACCGAATCGTGCCTATACACTCTGGCATTCTCCCTCTGGTAGAGCATCGTCTAAGCGAATACGGTTGCCTGTTGCCACAATCCAATTCAAACTTTAGGTGCAAAATGTACGAGATAATAAAGGAATTGGATATAGGATGCCATACGCCGCATGATTGTCGCCATACATTTTCGGCTTTATGCGAAAAATACGGTATCAGCAATAACGACAGAAGCCGTATGTTAGGTCATTCGTTCAGAGATATTACAAACAAGGTATACGGTCATCGAGAACTGGAGGACCTAAGGGCCGAGATAGAAAAGATTCAGATTTGTTACTAACGTGTTGCGAACCGTATGCAATTATCCACTATTTACACAAAGCTAATATAGGTATCCATAACTTTGAAAATCAGCGTAAAACAGGCCGTTATTGCAATTTTCTCACTAAATTAGATATGTTGCAAAATAAACAAAAAATTAAGATGGGCTTAAGGAATTTTCGATTTCTTTTAGACATTTAACATACTTTAGACATATTTATCCATTATACTAAGAGTCAGATAGTTGAATAACACACAACTATCTCCCCCCTCATAAAGTAACGCGCCAGATAATCTGGAGCCGCACTTTACTCTCATTCCTTTAGATAACTATAATAATAACGAAACCCGTTAACCTTATGGCTAACGGGTTTTCGCTGTGCAAATTTAATCTCCTCAGATACACCCGTCCATTTTGAACCGGCATTGCTAATCCCCTATCTCATCTTCTCTCATCCGGAGTCCGACCGTACTTGTAACGGGCAGGGAAAATACAATCGCCTTCTCCTTGCTTTCCAGTCCTGCCTTCTCCATAATCGCCTTCATAATCTGATTTTTATCTTTTGTCTTTGTGACAATCAATATAATCTCCTTCTCTGCTGCCAGAGACACTCCCAGGAACTTTTCCGCACTCTCCATACCGGTCCCTTTCGCGTGGATTACCGTGCCCCCACCCGCATTCGCGCTTCGCGCGGCATCCATGACGGTATCAATGCATCCCTGGTTCGCTATAATCACCAGCAGTTCATAATCCGTTTCTCTCAATATCGTCTCCTCCTCTTTTTCATACTCATGGTTCTGAATCAAATATTGAAGCACCTTTTTGCCGCCCACGCTGCTAAGCGGAATTATAAAAGCGATTCCCGTGCCCGGGACGTCAATCTGCATATGGATAATCAGGCCCCGTTTCAGCTTTCTCCACATCTCTTCTGTCACTACAGAGAAGGATATCGTCTTCTCAGATGCCTCCAGACCGAAATAATCCAGTACGGCACTGTTTGCAGTCCCTCTGCCGAGAGTGCCGAAGACGACCATATGGTCATTTTCCTTATAAAACTCCTGGAATTTATTTTTCATGGCACGGTTCGTTATTGCTACCATCATATAAAGCTTACTCAT